TGGACTAATCATGTGAAGATCGCTTTTTGTTTTTGTGCCGTATAGGGAAACGAACCCTACAAATCCCAGATCTTGGAATTTGTTCCAAATAGGCATGAAACAAACAACCCGCCACAAATTGAATTGTAGCGGGTTGTTGCGAGTGATGGAAAAATTACTTTGTGTTGCGCTTTGTGTTGCGTGTTGTGTTGCGCTTTTTGCGCCCCTGCTTTGGTGCGGTCTCGGTCTCGGTGGCGGTCTCGGTCTCGGTCTCGGTGGCGGGTTGTTGGTACTCTATCTCGCTAGCGGTGCAAAGGTCTCTAATTGCGCCCTCGCTAACTTGCATAGAGCGCAATTTTTCAAACCAGCCGCAAACAAGTTGCTCGCGGACTCCAGCAATAGCGAGTACCGAAGCGGGTAACTGCTTTTCTTCAACGTATTTGCTGAATGTGAGCGATTTAGCCGCTTTTGTTGTTTTCTCGGTCTCCAGTCTAACAGCCCTAAAGAGTGTGCGGGTACTCGCTAAATTCATTAGCAAGTCTTCTAAACTCTTCGGAGCGGTGAAAAGCGAGTAAACAACACGTTCTCCGATTACTGCTTTGTGTGAGTACTGAGTTAGTGCTTTTTGCGGGTCGCTACAGCCGCCAAATTTGCGGTCTAGATTAGGGTTGATTGTTTCAACGAATGACAACAACCCTTTTTCGTCATCATTCAACACGTTAACACCCTGCAAAGCAGTAATAACACCGCTCGCAACTTCTTGAGCGTGTTTGGTCTCGGTCTCGCTAGCGACCCTAACAGGGGCGCAATTGCCTGTGATAGGCTTAAAATTTACTTGTAACATAGTCGTAAAATTTAAAGGTGATTGTATGTTTATAACACTAAAATTGTGCCTATTGTGTGAATCGAACACACACACAACACACACACAATTACACAAATTGCGCAATTGGTAATTTTTCCATCATGTCAATGAGCGGTGCGGGTTTAACTCCCGCATCACAAAAGTACTGCTTTTATTTATATTGACCAAACAAAAAAGCAACTTTAAGTAGCTGATAGTCAATAAGTTATAATACCTATATATAGTAACTTTTTGCCATAAGTCGCTGATACTCAGATAGTTATGTAAGTGCTTGATAATCAAGGGGTTAGCCCCCCTGCGGGAATCAACGAATGCGTTTGACCTCCTGTCGGGATTTTTCAAAATTTTTGTAATTTTTTTATTTTTCATTTTTTTCAGAGATGTCGTATAAGGCCCGTAGTGGCTCACTGGCGGCGTTTTGTTTCTTAGGCTGATACGTCAATTGTTTTGGTAATTAAACGCTCTTACGGTCGATTTATAGGCTTTTCCGGGTCAGAATGAACAAAACCGAGATTTTCCGCGAGATTTTCCGTGTTTTATTCATCGTGTTAGTTTACAGTAAGTTATCTTTGTCCCAATGAACAAAATGAACAAAATGTACCAAATTTTGTCTATTGTATTTTGTTGTTTTTTATTTTTGTTTATAGAACTTGGGCAATAATACACGAAATAGTGTTAACTCGCTGATTGACAGCGTTTCGAGTGAGGTCGGAAGGTACATCAATGGTACACGGCTGCGCAATGCGTACCAGCAGGCGAACCTCGGTGACCGCATCTACGGTTACCAGGAGATTGTCCTGGAGGCGTGTTCGTCGTGTCTCCGCATGCACATGGGCGACGTTTACCGCTTTGACGGCCGCATATGGGTTCCCGTGAGCGACATAGCGCTTGAGACGGGCATTTCGAGGGCTCTTGTCAAGGCCGGTGTTCCCAAGCACGATGTCGTTAACTCGCGTCTCAAGATACTGCACAGTGCCCGAGGCGGTGCTTCTCTGAGTCCACTCGGCGTGCGCTCGTCCCTCGTGTGTTTCCGCAACGGCGTGTGGGACTTTTCCGACATACACAATCCCGTTCACCATCCGTTTTCCGACAGGATGCCTGTCATCGGCATGCTTCCTTATGACTACGACCCCGGTGCGAAGTGTCCCCGCTGGGAGGCTTTTCTGTCGTCGGTTCTGCCCAAGGGCGAGATCATCAAGTTGCAGAAGTACCTTGGCCTCGGCTGCGCGGACCGCAAGTCGATGACGCACAAGGTCGAGGAGACTTTGTGGCTCGTCGGCGGCGGCGCTAACGGCAAGAGCACGGTGTTCGACGTCGTGCGCGGCGTTTACGGCACGGGCAACATATCGTATCTTGGCCTTGACTCGCTTCTTGTCGGTTCTCCCGAGGTGCGTGCGAGGTTCATAGGCTCGATAGCGGGCAAGACGTTCAACTACTGTTCTGAAGTCCAGGCCGACGACATATCGAGGTATTCCGACACGTTCAAGTCGCTGTGCTCGGGTGAGCCGCAGACGGTGCGCCGTTTGGGCCACAACCCCGAGACGGCGTACGACATACCGTTTTTGGTGTTCAACATGAACCGCAAGCCGGCGAACCGCAACATCGACAAGGCCGTTTTGCGCAGGCTCATCATCATCCCGTTCCCCACTACGGTGAGCGCTGCCGACATGAACAGGGAACTCGTCAACGAGCTGCTTGAGGAGCTCTCGGGCATACGCAACTGGATGATAGAGGGCTACAAGCGCCTCATAAAGGACGGCTACGAGTTCATGGCGAAGGCCGACGGCGACAAGGAGCTTGAGGACTACATGCTCGAGAACGGCCAGTCCGTCCAGGTGTTCCTCTCGCGCAAGGGCTATTCGTGCAACCGCCGCACGGGGCACTGGGACGACAAGCCTCAGTGGGTGACCGCTTCGGACCTGTACGGCGACTACCTGTCGTTCTGCGGCAAGTGGCTCATCGACCCCGTTGCGCAGAGGGCGTTCGGCGGCGAGATGACGCGCCTTGGCTGGAACACGGTAGGCGGCAACAGGCGCAGGACCGCCACGGGATACATATACGGTGTCTTCTGCGAAAACAAAATCGATTACGCATTAAAGTTATGATAGTAAAGATTAAAAAACTGAGTAAAGACGCAGTTGTGCCCAAAAAGGCGCACGCGACAGACGCCGGTTTCGACCTCGTCGCCGTAAGCAAAGAGTATGACGATGACAACAACGTCGTTTACGGCACGGGACTTGCGTTCGAGATACCTGATGGTCATGTCGGTCTGCTTTTCCCGAGGTCGAGCAACGCGAAGAAAGACCTTGTTTTGAGCAACTGCGTAGGTGTCATTGACAGCGGCTACAGGGGAGAGGTGACATTAAAGTTCAAGAGACTTGTACGCACAGGCCCGGCTGGCGCATGGACTGGCAAGAACCGCTACGACATCGGCGACCGCATCGGCCAGTTGATCATCATGCCAATCCCCGACATCGAGTTCGTCGAAGCCGGTGAGTTGAGCGACAGCGAGCGCGGCACGGGTGGCTACGGCAGTTCAGGCAAGTGATAGACTTTAGACAATATACGACTATGGCAAACGAAAAACAGGAAAACGACAAAAGAGCGAAATGCCCCGTTTGCGGCAGATTCTGCAAACAGGAGGCCGTTGACAGGTACAACGGGCTTATCAACGAGCGCGTTCGCATCGCTAAAGAGCTTGACGGTGTCGCCGTTGAGCTCGGTGAAGTGCGCAAAGCCCTCGTAGAGGCCCAACAGACGTGTTCGCAGGCGCAGAAAAGCGCTGAAGACTACGAAGCGATGTACATCGACACAAGAGGCAGGCTTGACCAGGCGTGCGCCGATGTCAAGCGCTACCAGGACAAACTCAGCGAAGCGGGCATGAAGCTCGTTTCGATGCAGAGCGAGTGCAACGAACTGCGCGCGGAGAACGAAAAGCTGTACGGCAGGGGACTCTGGGCGAGGATCCGCAACAAACGTGTATAAACAATAAAATACCAATTTTTACTATGGCAAAGATTTTAGTAGGACGCGACAATCCGAAAGAGGTGAATATCGGTGTCACCGTTTCGCATGCCGCACAAGTTGAGACCGACAATGCCGAAGCGAAAGAAGAACTGGCTGAAGAGCCTGTCGAAGATGGGCAGATGGTCGCTGCTCAAGAGGGTGATGCGCCTTCCGAAGCGAAAGAGCAGACCGCTGTTGCGAGACGAGGCAAGAAACGTTCAAAAGCGTAAAACGAGATACCGCTATGAGTGAAGAAACGATTTACAACATCATCGACGACATCGCGCATGACGCGAAAGTCATCATTGGAGAGCATCTGCATCCCGAGCGTGGAGGCATCGTTGATGCGCTCAAACAGTCGGCAAAGGACTGGAGCGAGGTAACCGAGGAAATGAAGGACGTGTTCCGTAACCTTGAAGACGACCTCCGCGAGTATTGCGAAAAGCATTGTGCCGACAATGGAAAGCCCAACGAGTACAACATCGGCGACGAAGTCGTGTTCATCGCAGGCGGCACCGTCGTAAAGGACAGGATTGCGAGGGTGCTCGTCGAGACCAAGACCGGCTATCGGGTGTATCTTGACGACGCGTTCCGTTCGATGACGGAGCTTGTCGAACACTTAAAGGACGACGTTGATGGATGAGGCAAAAAAGATTCCTTTCGTCAAGCCGGCGAGGGTAGGGAACTACAAGGTCTGGCGAACCAAGACGACTGTCGGCAAAGGGAAGGACAAGTACGATGTCGAGCAGATCTGCGTCAGCGACCTTGAAGGCGTGTGGCAGGTGCGCATCCCTGCGACAAACGGCATGTTCGCCGCCATAAGCGGTCTTTACGCCGACGAGAGCCTTGCCCCTTCCCTGGACACCATATTCGCCAACATGCTCATGGCATCGACAATCCCAAACGGCTACTTCCACCGCGCCGTGCAGATGTGCGCTTCCGTGTATTTCAACCCAGACTTGCTGCGCAAGAGAAAGGAGCGCAAAGGCTTCGTAAAAGAGGCCAAGAGGCTCATAGGGGACTTCCTTGACTGGCGTTCGCTCTACGATGCGCAGGCCAAGGAAAGCGAGCCCACGGAAGAGCAGGAGCGCTCAGACGAGGTGCTGGAGGAGATGTTTGAAGAGATTGAGAACGAACCCGAAGAATAGGCTTTACTTTCTTTTCCCATTTGGTCCAGAGTGCCGGAGTTTACGCTTCGGCGCTCTTTTCCTTCGCTTTTTCGATGTCGGACTTCGCCGTTTCGATGACGTGTCCCATCTCGACGGGCCTCACCGTGCCGCCGCCCTGCCTTTCCATTTCTTTGTTGTAGGCTTTGAGCAGCGGGCACATGTCGCACTTGAGCGGCAGGAAGAAGCTGATGCTCTCGTCAATTCCCGCTTCCACGTCGTCTTTCTTGTAGCCCATGATGTCGGCGTACTTCATGAGCCCCTCGATGCGCTCCTTGCTGTCGTTGGGCTGCTTCATTGCAGCGCGCATTATCAGCTTCGCCGTCTGCGTCTTGTCGATGAGCTCGTCGCCGGTGCCTGCCGTCGCAGCGTTCTCGCGGTGCGCCTCCATGCGTGCCTCAATGGCTTTCCTGAACACTGGAGAGCCGAGCATCTCGCGCTTTATGTTGTCGTTCTGTAACGCGCTTTTCGTCATGCTTATGCGGCTGTGCGAGATCTCGTACGCGTCGTCTTCGGTGTATCCGATCGTGATGAGGTCGGCGGCTATGAGCCACTCTGGCTTTATGCCGAGGCGCTTGGCCTCGTTGAGTTTGTTTTTAGACAGGTTCATAATTTCTCAGTTCTTGTTCTTTGTTGTATATGGGTATGGCGACACAGCAGCAGCGCGGATGAACAGGTAATACGCCGGCGAATTTGTCCTTTGGCCAGTATCCGCAACTGCTATCGCAAATATCGCAGTTGAATGTACTGCCTCGCGCGACATAATATCCCGCCAGTTCATCGTCTTCCATGCCGTCCATCCACAGGTCGCGCATCCACACCATTTGCAGGGTGGTCTTCGCCATGTTGACGACATTAGTGCTGCCGTTGTTCGATATGCCGACCGCCCCGTACTGCACGCCACGGCTGCGGATGTATGTCGCCGCGAACTCCTGCCAGCGCCTGAAAGCGGAGCGCACTTCGGGCATGTTGTATATCTGGTGCAGGTATGTCTTTATGCGCGTCGATGCCTGCGACACGTCAAGCCCGGCGTACCGCATCGCCGCGATTGCCGCTTCCCAGTCCTTCATCATCTTGTACAGGTAGTTGTAGAGCGTGCCCTCGAGGTTGCTGTCGCCCTTGCCGAGGCTGTCCATCCATTCGGTGAGCCTCAAGGCCCGCACGATGTCTCTGGTCACCCTTGTCGAGTATTCGTGCATGAGCCTGAGTATGGCAGCCTCTAACTCGTCCATCACCTCGGCTATCTCTGCCATCATCTCAGCGTTGAAGGCGCTCGAGAGGTACAGCAGCTTCGGTTCCACGTTGTAGCGGTAGCAGATGGCGACGACACGCGCAGCGGCATCGGCGATGACCTCGTCTATACGGTCGCCGAGTATGCCGGCGTACTCTTCCCTTTGGAGGATATACTCTTTTGCGGCCGCTATGTCCTCTTCGGTCGGTATGCGGTACTTGTCTGTGTCGAGTTTTATTTTAATAGGCTGCGCCATTATTCTGCGTATTTCCAAACATAGCCATAGGCT